TGTATATTTATGAGGTGAAAATGAAAGAATATGCAGTAGAAAAACACCTAGTTCAGAAAACACAGGAGTGCGGAGGATTCTGCCTCAAGTTTATTAGCCCCGGAATTGCAGGGGTGCCGGACAGGCTTATCATTCTTCCCGGCGGAAAGATCGGATTTGCAGAATTGAAAGCACCGGGTAAGAAACCGAGGCCTTTGCAGCAGGCGGTTATCCGAACTCTATACAGGTACGGATGCCGCGTGGCTGCGATCGATAATCTGAAATCGGCCGAAGGATTTGTCAGGAGACTTGCGAAATGAAATATACACCGCACAAGTATCAAGAAGCTGTGATTGAGCACATACTGAAAAATCAAGGTACAGGCGTCTTTTTGGGGATGGGATTAGGCAAAACTTCTACGACGCTATCAGCTATCTTTCAGGCGATGTTTGACGAGATGTCTATCAACAAGGTCTTGATTGTGGCGCCAAAAAAAGTAGCCGAAGCTACTTGGCAGGATGAAGCGTCAAAGTGGGATTGTTTTAAGGGTCTTACGTTTTCTGCAATTCTGGGAACGCAGGCGCAGAGGCTGCAGGCACTTGCGAAAAAAGCAGATATCTACATCATTAACCGCGAAAATGTCGTGTGGTTACTTGAGTACCTGCGGTATAAACCGGATTTCGATATGCTTGTTATCGACGAGAGTACGAGCTTTAAAGACGCAAGCACGAAACGGTGGAAAGCGTTACGAAAAGTCAGGACATGCTTCAAAAAAATTGTTTTGCTGACAGGTACACCGAGGCCGAACGGATTAATGGATTTGTGGGCGCAATTGTACTTGCTTGACGGCGGTAAACGGTTAGGACGGACTTTAACTGAGTACAGGAATAACTATTTTGTGCCGGACAAGCAGAACGGCCCGGTGGTTTACAGCTATCGGATACGGAGCCCGGAGGCTGAAAAAGAAATCTATGACAGGATATCGGACATCTGCATCAGCCTGAAAGCTGAAGATTATCGTCTGATGCTGGATAAACTTCCGCCGGTTACGGTTCCCGTGGTACTTGATGAAAAATCACAAAAAGCATACAGGGAACTTGAGCGGGAGTACATCACAGAGTTACGCGGTGAGGAGATAACAGCTTTATCGGCAGCAGCGGTCAGTAATAAGTTGCTGCAGCTGGCAAACGGAGCTGTGTACGGCGATGATAAAGCTGTCGTACCGGTTCACGACGCGAAAATCACAGCGCTAAAAGAAATCGTAGAAGCAAATGACGGAAATCCGATTTTAGTCTTTTACAATTTCAAGCATGACAAAGATCGGATTAAAGAAGCGTTCCCGGACGCACAGGAATTGCAAAATTCAGCCGATATAAGGGCGTGGAACGCAGGAGAGGTAAAACTACTCATAGCGCACCCGGCAAGCGCGGGATATGGCCTTAATTTGCAAGCTGGCGGACATATCATTGTGTGGTTTGGTCTAACGTGGAGTCTGGAGCAGTATCAGCAGGCGAATGCAAGACTTGAACGGCAAGGACAGAAAGAGCCGGTTATCATACATCACTTAGTGGCAAAAGGTACGGTGGATGAGTTAGTTATGCAAGCTTTGAAACGAAAAGAAAACGGGCAGGAAGCCATGATGAACGCGGTTAAATTATTAGTCGAAAGGGATGGCGAAAAATGAGATTAAGGAAACTGTTAGAAGCAATTGAATGTGAGACATCAGTAGGCATCATCAAAAAGAAGGCGGGGTTGCCGTATATATCTTATAGAGCACTGTTCGATGGCAAGAGTGATGATGTTCCGTATTGGCTTGCAGATTTTGATGTTTTACGGATAAGATGCGGCGGATCGCGCTTAGTAGTTGAAGTTTATGAGGAACGGAAAAATGATTGATATGGTAAACAGGCCGGCGCATTACAATAAAGGCCGGGTAGAATGCATTGACGCAATCGAGGTAGCGACAAGCGATTTAAGCGGTATCGAAGCCGTGTGTACGGCGAATGCAATTAAGTATCTGTGGCGGTGGAAGCAGAAGAACGGAACGGAAGACTTGAAAAAAGCACGATGGTATATTGAGCATCTGTTAGAAAGGACTGACGAGAAATGACAGAGATTTTGATTTTCGTAATCGGCGCGTGGATTGGCGCTATCGTTGGTGTCGTAACGGTAGCATTGTGCGTAGCGGCAGGCAGGAGGAGAAATGACGGTTAAAGAGTTTTTACGGTCAGTCCGAGAGCAAGATAATCTTCTACGCGCATACGAGCAGGAATTAGAAGATTTAAGGCGCAGAGCATATAATATCTCAAGTCCGAAACTTGGCGATAGAATACAGTCGAATCACTTAGCTACGCTTGATGAGATTGTTGACAAACTGGACTCACAGATCGAGAAGGTAAATGCTGCTTGGGATGAACTGATTGACAAGAGAGATCAGGCTAAAGCACTGATTGACAAGGTAGATGACGAGAGCAGCAGATGCGTGCTGTATCGGTACTACATACTGATTCAGACGTGGGAACAGATAGCCGTGGACATGAATTATACAATCCGAAGGATTTATCAGCTGCACGGTCAAGCTTTGAAAAATTTAGAGGATGATTTCACTAAATTTCATTATATTTCACTATAAGACGTGTTATTATGATACTGTGAAAATATCGCGAGATACTTTCCTCCTCAATTTTAGAAAAGCACATGCCCTTCCCCGGTGTGTGCTTTTCGTTTGTCCGAGGGAAAGGAGGTGGTGGCGTGACACCGAGGCAAGAAAAATTCTGTGTTGAGTACCTGATTGATTTAAACGCAACGCAGGCAGCTATAAGAGCCGGATACAGCAAAAGAACGGCTGACAGAATTGCTAATCAAAACTTGAGAAAACTTGAGATTCAAAGCCGTATTAAGAAAATGCGTGATGAATACTACGATAAAACGATTATGTCGGCTAAAGAAGTCGAATATCTGTTGTCTAAAGCGGGAAGAGGCGAACTCAAAGAAGAAGTTGTCGTCGTCGAAGGCTTGGGCGACGGCGTTAGTGCAGCACAAATTATCAAAAAGCATTTATCTGCGAAAGACCGTATAAAAGCACTGGAACTCATGGGGAAACGCCACCACCTGTTCGAAGATCAGAACGTTAAGACCAGAGAAGAAGAGGTGCAAATTATTGACGATACAAATTAAACTCAGCGATAAAATGGCGCCGTCGTTCTTCTCCGTACATCAGGACGTTAAACAGCACGGCCATACGCATTACGTGTTGGCCGGTGGCCGCGGAAGTACAAAGTCTTCTTATGTATCGCTTGAAATTCCACTGCTGCTTATGCGAAATCCAGAATGCCACGCTGTTATTCTGCGTAAAGTGGCAAATACGCTTAGAAACTCTGTCTATACACAGATGGAGTGGGCGTTAGATGCACTGCACATATCGGATAAATGGAAAATGACGATTAGTCCGATGGAGATGGTGAGGAAAGCAACGGGGCAGAAAATTTTATTCTTCGGCGTTGACGACAAAGCAAAAATCAAGTCTATCAAGCTGCCATTCGGTTATGTGGGCGTGGTTTGGTATGAGGAACTTGATCAGTTTGCCGGAATGGAAGAAATTCGCAATTTAAATCAATCTCTCATGCGCGGCGGGTCTAAATTTTGGTGTTTCTCATCTTACAATCCACCGAAATCGGCGAACAACTGGGTAAACGAAGAAATGCTACTTGATGAACAGGATCGACTTGTTCATCGTTCAGACTACTTAAGTGTTAATCCGGATTGGTTAGGCCCGCAATTTATCTATGAAGCCGACAAGCTCAAAGCGAAGAATGAAACCGCATACAGGCATGAGTATCTTGGTGAAATCACAGGAACTGGCGGGGCGGTCTTTGAGAATGTAGTAGAACGGCAAATAACCGATGAAGAAATACAGCAGTTTGACCGCAGGCGCTACGGCTTAGATTTTGGCTTCGCAGTGGATCCGCTGGCGTTTATCTGCATGCACTACAACGTAAAACGAGAAATATTATATATTTTCGATGAAATTTATCAGCCGAAGCTGACGAACAGGCAGGCAGCGGTAAAAATAAAAAAGAAAATCACAGAAACGGCATTAATCCGTGCGGATAGCGCGGAGCCGAAGTCGATTAAAGAGTTAAATGAATTGGGGTTAAGAGCTATAGCGGCTAAAAAAGGCCCTGACAGCGTCGAATTTGGCATTCGGTGGCTGCAGGGGCTTTCGTCTATCGTGATTGATAAAAAGCGCTGCCCAAACACGTATAAAGAGTTCATAACATACGAATACGAAACAACGCGCGATGGACAGTACATCAGCGCTTATCCGGATAAAAACAATCATGCAATAGACGCCGTCCGGTATGGCTGCGAAGATTTAATGCCTGCGCGGTTCAAGGTTAAAGCTGTGCGGAGTAATTTATATTGAGGTACGACATGGATAAATACAGTCTTTTGACAGATGCATATTTCGGTACAGGGCTTTTTGAGAACGGGGCCGGACTTAGGCAACATCCGCGGGAAGATCCGGCAAACTATAAAGACCGACAGGGGCTGGCGTACTACTTGAATTACACCGGGCCGATTGTCAATGCTGCAGTAGATCCGATATTCAAAAACGATATCAAGCGTGACTATAACGGCTCAACGCTGTTTCAGACATTTCTTGATGACTGCGACCGAACCGGCACAAACTATCAGGATTTCTGCAAATCGGCAGCGTTGCAAGCAAAATTATACGGCGTAGTGTATATCGTTGTTGATAACAGTGACGAGCTGGCAGAACGGCGAAGCGACGCTGTCGCAGGACGTAAACTACCATTTTTGAAAATTGTCACGCCAGCGCAGATTAAAAACTGGGCAATAGACCGATACGGTCGCTTGACGATGTTTCAGTATACCGAAACATCACAGGTTGGAGCGAACGCGAAAAACACAGAGACGTATACGTGGACGCAGGATTCGTGGGCAATCGGGAATGGCGATGGTAAAGCAACGGATAACCATAACATTGGATGCGTTCCGGTTGTGCAGTGGCTCGCAAGGAACACGGACAGGAAAATTATTAAACCGCCGTCGGAGTATTTATCGGTAGCACAGGCAAATTACTTTCTTTATCAGCTTTGCAGCTGGCATACTCAACTTTTGAGAGATCAGGCTTTCGGTATTTTGACAATGCCGGATGATGGCACTGGGGAAGTAACAGTTGGCACGAATAACGCGCTTGTCTATCCGGCTGACGCTTCACACACGCCTAATTTTATTGCGCCGCCTGCCGCACCCGCTGAAATGCTAACAGAACAAATGGACAGGATCATCAAAGAAATGTTCCGCATGTCCGGTCTGGATTCTGTTATCGGTGTGCAGAGTGACAAGAGTAAGTCCGGCGTGGCTAAGCAGTGGGATTTTGAAAAAACGAACAAGCGGCTGGCAGATTTTGCTGTACGCTGCGAGGATGCCGACGAAGCTATCGTTAAATTGTTTGAGATGTGGTCAGGTGAGACAGTTGGTTATAATTGTGAATACCCACGCGATTTCAAGATTAACGATGTCGTTGATTCGTTGTCCAATGCAGCTGCAGCGCTTGAACTTGGGTTTGACAGTCCGACGTATAAGATTGAAGTCTTGAAAAAGGTACTAGAAGCGTACATGCCGAATCTGCCGCCGGAAACCTACGACAAAATGATTGAAGAGGTCGCGGCTGCTATCGAAGAGAGCAAGCAGAACAGCGCATTTGAAGACGGTGATGTAGATGATCCTGACGGAAACGGACAAAACGATTAAGGCTTTTGAGGATGAAATAAAACGGCTTTTGAAAGCGGGGAAAACGCCGAAAGAAGCTGTAAACGAAGCCTACAAACTGTATCCGGTCATGAAGATCATGCAGGGGGAAATAGAGCCGCAGTTAATCGGAGAAATGAAAAGAGGCGGCGCGGTAGGCATCGCTAAACCGCTGCTAAAAAAAGCGTCAACTGCGGTATGGGCTGCTGACGGACTGACGTTGTCAATGAGAACAACGCAGGGTGCAAGAGAGGTTACAAAGCAAGCCGCCGCAGTTATCGCCGAAGCGGTAAAGAAAGGACAGACTATACAGAAAGCGGCTCTTGCACTTTTTGATGGCTACGGCTATGGACACACACTGCCCGAACAAGATATCCCTGATTTTTTAAAGCGGCTGACGCAGATTGCAAAAGCAAAAGACTACGGCGGCGCAGAGTTTCATAAAACGGTCCGGGCGGTAGAACGAAACCTGAAGAAACTAAATGCGCAAGGATTGAAAGCGGCCTACACACAAGTAAAGATTGCTGTACTGTCAGGAAATGAAAAACGTATTGAAAAAGCAGTCTATACAGCGACGCAGGAGCGCACTCGATACTTTGCACGACGTATCGCACGTACCGAGATGGCAAGAGCATATAACGATGGTTTTATGGCAAAATGGGCAAACGACGAGGATTGTGTAGCATTCAGATGGAAGATGTCTACTGCGCATCCGTTTTGCGACATCTGCGACATATATGCAGAAGCCGATTTGTATGGCATGGGGCCCGGGATATTTCCGAAAGATAAGGTACCGACGCTTCCCGTTCATCCGAACTGCATGTGTCACCTGCGGCCGGTAATGACTGGATCTAAACTACTGAAAATCGAAACGCCGAAAGCAAGAATAGAAGAAGGTGGCAGAGAATGGCTTGCTAAGCAGTCGCTTCCGAACCGCCAAAGAATACTCGGCGTGTACGGCGAGAAAGACGTTAAAGCAGGGCGGAGCTGGACAGAAAAAGCGCGCGGATACAGCGGCGAAAAGATGAAAAGTAGGCTAAAAGATGGTATAATAAAAGAAAAAGATCTTGAAAAAGAACTACAAAGCTTAGGTGTTAATGTCGATCTATCAGCTCTGAAAAAACCGATAAGAGACGCTAATCTGGCAGAAGTGCTTCAAGTTGTTAACGACAACCCGAAGTTGGCAAAGCATATAGAAAAGTATGGGCTTGATATAGAAACGAATCTAAGCGGAGTGGCGAATGGCGCTACGCAATTCAGCATGCTCCCGGGTAGTATAAAGGTGAGGCTGAGTTCAAAGCTGCTACACGATGTAACGGCTATTAAAACAAGCGTTGCGGCGCAGGAAAAATCAGGGTTTAAGATGCCCGCGGCTGACAAAGAAGCTCTGCATTACACTGCAAGTCACGAGTTTGGACATGTTCTTGAGGTAGTCGCTTTGTATGAGCGAACACAAGGTTTACCGACGTGGGCAGTTGGCGACGAGTTTAAACGGCAAGCAAAGCTTATTCGAAAAGAAATCATAGCATGCGCTAAGGAAATCGATAAAAAGGTGAATTTCAGAAATTACATAAAGTATTTGTCTGAGTATGGTCGTAAAGATGAGTTTGAATTTTTCGCAGAATGTCATGCAAATATGAGATGCGGCAAAACTAATGTCTTGGGGCAGGCTTTGAAAAAATGGTTAGAGAGGTGGAATGAAGATGGATAAAATGTGCACGCTGTCGGATTTGGCTGATAGACCTTACTTTCTTACGAATAAAAAATGGTACTATGAAGACGAAAAAGGAAATCTACAGCTTACATCCGAAGCGCCGCCCAAAGCGGTAAAAAGCTATGATGATTTTTTTAAAAAGCCAGAGTTCGACAAAAACGGTATCATGACGCTACTGTAGTTATGCGTAAAAATATTTAATTTTTTGTTGTTTAATAAGCACTCATAACGAGTGCTTTTATATTGCCTTTTCGCGGGACAGGAGCCCGTCCGCAGGCGTTAAAGAACGGTCTTTTTTGTTGGGACAGGAGCCCATTATTACAGTACACAGGAGGTACTTATTATGACATTGGCAGAATTGTATGAAGCGTTAGGTAAGTTAGAAAACGGGTCGGAAATGGTATCTACCATTAAAACGGAAATTTCCCGCTTAAATGGTGAATCCGCAAAGTTCCGCACATCTAAAAACGAAGCTGACGCGAAAATTACCGAGCTCACCGCGAAAGTGGAAGAACTTACGGCAAAAGGTACAGGAGACCAGACTGCCGCCGAGAAAATGCAGAAACAGTTGGACGAACTCAACAAGAAGTATGAGGCAGCCGAAAACGCGCGAAAAGAAGAGCAGGCTAAACGGGTACAGGCGGACATTATGCAGCAGACCATAGCGGCTCTTACGAAAGGCAACGCGGCTAATCCTGCTGAAATCGCAAAAATCTTGGTCGGTTCTATCAAAGCGGATGAAGACGGTACTTACAAATTCACGAATGTCAAGAATGAATCAGTCTCTATTGAAGACGGTGCCGCAGGCTGGCTGAAAGATAATGCGTGGGCGGTAAAAGACACGCAGAATCCCGGAAGCGGCGGAGGCAATGGCGGAAGCGGGAGACAATCACAGCCGCAAGCAGAGCTGCATGCAGCGGTTGCGGCGGCATTAAGTAAGTAATTTTTTTTTTAAAGAAAAGAGAGGTAAAAACATATGCCGGTAACATTAGCACAGGCAAAACTCAACGTACAGGATGATCTTCAGGCAACGGTCATTGACGAGTACGCAAAATCAAATTTTATTTGGAATCATATTATTTTTGATGACGTAGTATCCCCCGTGGGCGGCGGAGCTACGCTGACTTACGCTTATAACCGCGTGAAAACACAGCCGAAAGCAGACTTCCGCGCCGTTAACGAAGAATACACCGCACAGGAAGCAGAGAAAGAACAGAAATCCGTCAATCTGGCGATTTTCGGCGGTTCTTTCAAAGTTGACCGTGTCATTGCGAATATGGGCGGCATTGCAAATGAGGTAACTTTCCAGATGCAGCAAAAAATCAAAGCTGCGTCCGCACTTTGGAACGATACCGTTATCAACGGTGATACCGGAACGAACAACAAAGCATTTGACGGGCTTGAAAAAGCGCTGACCGGGTCTTCTACGGAATACAAACCCGCAGCGGCTATTGACTTGTCTTCCGGGTCTGCTATTGACAGCAACTATAAGACATTTCTCGATGCGCTCGATGAGTGCTTAGGACTGATGGATGGTGAGCCGTCCGCGCTTCTTATGAATGCGGCGCTTTTCACAAAATTTAAGGCCGTTGTCCGCCGTGCGGTAGCCTACACTGAAACAAAAGATGACTTCGGGCGTCCTGTTCTTACTTATAACGGTATTCCGATTGTTAATTTGGGCGCGAAGTCCGGTTCGAATGATCCCGTTGTGCCGATTGATACTGCAAAAAGCACAACGTCTATCTACGCAGTACGTTTCGGCATTGATGGTTTCCATGCTGTTTCAATGGCGGGCGTAGCACCGGTTCAGTCCTGGCTGCCTGATTTCAAAACACCTGGGGCTGTAAAGCCGGGCGAAGTGGAAATGGTGGCCGCAGTTGCGCTGAAAGCGACAAAGGCGGCTGCGGTCCTTAGAAATATCAAAGTTAAATAAGGAGGTACAAAATGGCACAGATTATAGCACCGAATAAAGATTATAACGGAGAAAGTGCGTCTGTGACATTCGTTAAAGGCGTCGGAGAAACTTCTGACGCATATTTAATTGAATGGTTTAAAGAGCACGGATATACCGTAATTGAAGATGAAGCTGCAGAAGTACAGCCGGAAGTACCGCCGGTAGCTTCTGAAACTGCAGAAACCGAAGAGGATCCTGCAGCCGACGTCGAAACCGAGGAACAAGCCGAGGAAACACAGGAGAAGCCGAAAAGGACACGTTCTTCAAGAGCAAAAGCAGCTGATGAGGAATGAATATTGCGGATATCTTCAAGAGGCGGCTAAGGCAGGCAGTCAAAGAGAGCACTTTGACCGTGGCGGAGTACGCGCAGGATAATCACAAGTTTAAATCAAGGACTGGACAGCTTGAAAGAGCGGTTAATACGAGAATGTTGAATGATTTATCCGGTGAGGTGTTTATCGATAACGGCATAGCCGCTTATGCAGGATTTGTACATAACGGTAGTGCTCCGCACCAAATCGTGCCGAATGGAAAAAAGGCACTGCGGTGGGTGAAGAACGGCGCTTTTCAATTTGCCCGAGTGGTAAATCACCCGGGATATAAAGGCGATCCATTTTTATATACCGCGGCGGACGACAAAAAAGGAGAGGTTCTGACCATTTTTGACCGTTATGCCGAGCTGGCAAAAGAAGATATCGCAACAGAATTGGTAAAGGGGTGACACATGGCTGAATTTGTAAAAGAATCCGACATTGCCGATGAGGTTTTGCGCGGGCGCGTGACTGCAGAACAGATCACAGGAGCAAACGAACACATGAACAGGCTGGCAGCTGTTTACGGTGTTTTGAATGCTGTGGCGCGTCCTTTGACTAAGAGACTTGCCGTGTTGATTGCCTGCCGTGATTGTTGCCTTTCTCTTGTCGGCACGGATCCTACTGTTGCAATAGACGGAAATCGGCAAGATGACGTTTATGAGCGGAAATATAAGCTTTATCGGCAACAGGCGGAAGATATCACAAAGCTATTAACGCGGGCAGATTTTATGAAAGAAACGGATACCGATGAGGAAGGAGAGCGGGGGGCATGGACACGTACAGTGAAAATCAGTCGAGCTTGAGAGAAATAACAAAAGCACTGAAAGATTATCTAAAAAAAACATTTCCGAATATCGATTGGTCTTTTGAGTTGAACGGGCCGGTCACCCCCGTCAAACCATCGGGAACGGTTACCGCTGATGAGGTTAGCTTTGAAAGTCCGACAAAAGGCGGTGAATACGCTGCCATAGGATACAGTATCTATCTTATTGTTCCGGATTCCAAAACGGTAAAGGTTGATGAGCTGTCTATGCGAGTACGTGAATCGTTGTTAGATAATTATGATCTTGAAGGCACGGTGCAGAATAGCACTGTTAAAAAGATTGTTTTCGGAACGGCACCCGGCGTGAGAGGCAATGCCGGGGCCGCAATTTTGAAATATGAAGTAAACGAATGGTTATAAAGAAAGGAAGAATGAAATATGGCTGGAAAAGTAAGAGCAACGCGAAGTGCGAATGCCGGCAAAATTCAGGGTAAAGATGTCCTTGCGTATTTGAACTACGGAACTGGTGCAACAGAAACACTACCGCAGTGGTCTTTGTTCGGCGGACAGACTACTGCTGATTTATCTATGAGTGCCGATGAAATCGACGCAAATAGTAAAGATTCAGGCGGTTGGGGGGAAAGCTATGCCGGGATTAGATCTACTGAACTTTCTCTTGAATGTATCGCAACAAAAGCCGATGAAGCTTATGCTGCATTGAAAGATGCATTTATCAAGAGCGAGGTAGTGGATATCTGCAGATATTTCACGACAGACGGTACTGCAGAACGAAACTGGTATTCTATTACCGATATTTCGGACACCACGCCACATGATGACATGGTTACATTCACAATTAAGCTAAAAGGTATCGGCGCGCCGACTTTCTATGAAAAGGTTACAAAGATTGCAGATGTAAAAGGCGTAATGACCGGTGCTACGGTAACAATTGGAGGCTAATATGAGACTTGACCGAATTACACGGAAAGTCTGGTTTAAAGTCGGGGAGAGCGAACACGCTCTCCTTTTCACTTTATCCGGGCTCGAACAACTAGAAACAAGAATGCCGGGTGGATTTCTCGTTACGATTACGAATCAGCCGATTCCGACCTTGACTGTTTTAATTGATGCATTTTGGGTTGGACTAAAATGTGCCGGGGAAATCATGGATCGCACGGAAGCGCAGAATCTCATGATGGGGTATATGCGTGAAGCAGGTCTTGATGAAACAATCAAGCTTTACACTGCTGCCATTGCTGCCTGCGGAATTTTAGGGCCCACTGGCACCAAAAACTTACTTGAAACGCTGGGAATTGATGACGTCGATATTGGTGAGAATACACCAAAAAACGAGAAACTGGCGAAACAGAAGAAATAAAAACGCTTGCGGATTATTTCTTAGCTGTTTTGCCGGTATGCTACGGCGAATTGAAGATGACATCAGCAGAAATCGGAGGTGCTACTCCACATGAAATTAACATGCGAGCAAACGGATATGCCCGCCGCGTGAATAACAAAAAAATCTTTGTCGGATCGCTACTGACGGTTCCGATTATCAACGGCGGCACCCGAGCACCGAAACGTCCGATTACTGTAAAAAAATTATTTCCTGATGTCTTTGGAAAAAAGGCGACAAATGCAGATATCGAAAGAGCGATTAAATTAGTGAAACGAGCAGAAAGGGGGGATTTCGATGGCAAATCATGATATAAAAGTGACTATTTCTGCAGATGGCGGACAGGCTGTCAGAGAAACGGACAAGGTCAAAAGCGCGCTGCAGAGTGTATCTAAAGTTAAAGCGTCCAACAGTTCAATGAATGATTTAGCGGCTGGTGCTAAAAATGCCGACAAAGAGGTACAAAAGCTTAACAAGGATGTAGGATCCATTCCGGGAACTCTTGCTAAAGTCGGTGCAGCTGTGTCTGCGGCGTTTACTGTAAGCGCCATTGTCGGCGTGGGAAAGGCCGCTTTGCAAGCTGCAGCTAATATGGAACTGCTTAAGAAAGGGCTATCCTTTACTCTCGGAAACAGTGAAGCTGAAAGGCTGATCAAAACCATTCAAGGAATTGGTGAAGCGTCCGCTTACGATACAACGCAGCTTATGCCGATGGCTCGGGCATGGGTCAATCTTGGTGACAATGTAGACACGGCAGCATCAAAAATTCAGAAAATTGTAGATTTAGGTTCCGCTTACGGTCTCACGACAGATGAAATCGACCGTGCCAATACCGCTCTTGCACAAATGCAGATGGCGGGCAAAATTGGCGCGCAAGATATGATGCAGCTGACAAATGCTAACATCCCTGCCTGGAAATTGCTGTCTGAAAAAATGGGGTTGTCCGTAGCCGAATTAAAAGAGATGTCCTCTCAAGGGCAGCTTACGCAAGAAGCTATGGATATGCTCTTTGAAGCGATGGCTGAAAAAACCGGTGGCGCTGCGGAAAGTCTCGCAAACACATTGATGGGGAAATTCTCAAATATCGAAGAGGCGGCTACAAACAGTATGGCCGCTGTCGGTGACATCATCAGTGAGGCATTTGATGTGAAAGGCGGGCTTGATGCACTCGGAGAGCTTGCGCAGGGATTTAAAACGCATGTCACCAATATCAAAGAGGCAATGAAAGATGTCGGCGTCAAGCAAGCTATCGTTGATGAGCTGACGGAGATTGATCCAGCGATGGGTGCGGTAGTTGACGCAATGGTTACTGGGTTTCAAAAAATCGGAAAATTCGTTACAGAAAATTCTGAAGCTCTCAAAAATCTAATGTTGGTCATCACGAGCATTGCCGGAACTATCGGGGTGTGGAATGCTGTCGCCGGTGGGATAGCTATGGTTCGAAATGCTTTTATTGCGGCAAAAGGGGCGGCATTGTTATTCCGTGCTGCGTGCATGTCAAATCCGATTCTTGCTGCACTGTCGCTCATTGTTGCGGCAATAGTACTCGTTGTCGAAAACTGGGATTATCTCAAGAATGTAGCTAATAAAGTGATGTCCGGTATCTCTTCATTTGTCGATAGCTGCTGTAATGCGATAAAGACGAAGTTTCAGAGTGCTATTGATACGGTAAAAAACATGTGGCAGGGATTGAAAGATTTCTTGTCACACCCAATTGACACATTGGTTCGTATTCAAAAAGAAACGATAGAAAGTGTAAGGCAGTCAGGCGACGGGTACGCTAAAGGCGGCGTATTCGGCATGGCATCTGGTGGTCTTGTTGGCGGTTTGGTTCCGTTGGCTAATGGCGGGCAGTTAAAACATGGCACTCCGGCTATTGTCGGTGAAGCAGGACCGGAAGCGGTTATTCCTCTTCGTGATGAGGTACTGGCGAAAATCGGCAAGGCTATTGCCGACGCTTACGGAATGGGTAAGAATAATAGTTCTGCTGTCTCAAAAATCCGCATGGAAATTAAATCACAGGTGGATACCGATAAAGTAAGCGCTTACACTAAACTCCTTGATGCGGCGAGAGAGAAAGCGCAATCTATCGGTGCCGCATTGGCCAAGTTTGATGAATTCCAAAAAAAGGCAAACGAAGAAGCATTAGAGTATTCCGAAACAGGAGAAAAGACGGTTGCTTATCAGTCACAGCTTGCGGCTCTGACGGAGAAAATTGCTAAAGCACAGGAAAAGATCAACAATGGTACCGCCGGAGATAACGGGCAACAGAATCTTGACCTGCTTCTTGCTAAGAAAAATAACCTGACCGCTGATTATGAAAGCAACAAGAATCAGGCGATACAAGCAGCGCAGGAAGCGGCAAGTAGCCGGGTGGCTGTTGAGCAAGAAGCACAAGCAGCGATAGATCGGCTGAATCAGCAGACACAAGAAAAAATGCTGTCTCGTGAACTGGCTGTTCAGAATGCGAAACATCAGCTTGAATTAGCTAATAATGCCGAAAGTCTGCAAGCATATGCAGAAATGATGGCGGAAAAAGACGCTATTACAGGGGAAAGCTATGCTACTACTCTTGCAAATGAACAAGCGCTATCAGAAGTCCGCACCGCTCTGCACGATGAGATGATGCTACAGGCTGTCGAATGGGGAACGTATATGCAAGAAACATTCGCTTCGATGGCAAATACAGTACAAACACAGTTATCAAGTGGAATTGCTAACTGCATCACACAAGGACAATCACTGGCGGGTGTTTTTATGAGTTTAGGAAACACTTTATTGAACACATTAATTAAAAATGTACTACAAAAGGCCATCGCAAACTTAGGAATTATCAAATCACTTTCAGCATCGAACAGTGCTACTGAAATTGCAAATGCTAAAGCGCAAGCGGCCGCACAGGCAGGGAAAACTGGTATCATGGCGGCCAACGCGACGGCAGCTCTTATCGCCGCTAATCCGTGGTCTGCAGCTGGAGCTGGTGCGATTGTAGCCGGACAAATGAGTATTGCTAAAGCAGCGTCGGGTATTGCGCAACTTGCTACCGGCGGTGCGGTTAACGGTAGTGGTACTTCTGTTTCTGACAGTATTCCCGCTATGCTCTCTAACGGTGAGTACGTACTGAATGCCGACGCAGTATCTCGTATCGGCGTGCCGACGTTAAACATGTTGAACGAAGGAAAGGCTCTGCACTTTGCCGAAGGCGGAGCAGTTGGTAGTTCTTCAGGCTCTTCTGAAATCAGTCGCCCGACGATTCAATTCAATGTCAGCGCTCTGGATCCGGCAAGCTTTGTAGATTTACTGTGCGAGGGCTACGGCGATAAAATAAAACAGTTCCTTTTTGACGATTCACAGGGTTTTGCATCAGAGAGCGGGGTGTTCGGATGATTTTAAGAAAATTTCCTGCTTTACGTAAACTCGCTTATTCAAGTACAAAAAGGCAAAAATGGAATACGCAAGTACAGAAATCGGGAAGCGGGAAAGTCCGCACGCTGACAAATCAGCTATATCCGGAATGGACTATTACTGCAAAGCTGGTTAAATTGACCAACGCGGAAGCAAGAAAACTGATGGGGTTTGCAGCACTGTTAAAAGGTGCGCATACCCCTTTTCTGTGGCTTGATCCTGAAGATTATGAGGAAAAAGGGATACAGCTGCCACTGATCGCAAATGGAATTTATCAGGCGGTCATGAAAATGGGCGACTATGTAGAGTCGGTCGAGTACATCGAAAACGTAACAGTATACGTAGATGGCGTGAAGCAGGCAAGCAGCGCATATACAGTTACCGGCGGGACAGTGAAATTCAAAACTGCTCCGTCAAATACCGCTAAAATAACCGCAGATTACACGTATTACTGGAAAGTCATGCTCGCTGATGATGGTATAGAAACAGAGAATATTTTTGTTGATTTTAACAAGTCAAAGACATTTAAAATGGTGACTGTACGATGAAAACAGTGAATGAATCGTTAAAAACATACTTAGAAACTGAAAAGAACATAACGTCGTGCGACTTATACGAGCTGGTTCTGTTTAACGGCAATAAGTATTTTTATGCCGATACCGATATAGACATAGCGTTTGACGGGCATACGTATTTACATGATGCATTGTTGATTAAACGGCAGCAAGTCAAGATCCACGATTGCGTGGTAGTCGATACAATGACCGTTACAGTTCAGGCGGATATTAACGACAAACTGGAAGGATTGCCGTTTCTACAAGCGGCGCACAGCGGAGTACTTGACAGAGCTAAGCTATATCTCCGCCGCTGCTTCTTTCGTGATCAGTCTGTCGTAGGGGCAATTGACCTGTTCGGCGGAAACGTAGAAGTCAAATCCGCCGGCGGTATCAAGATTGAGCTGTCCGTGAAAGCTGAAACGCAGGGGCTCAACATGGAATTTCCTGTTCGCAGGTACTATCCGCAGGGGAGTTATACAACAAATGAAGACGGCGTTATTTACAGCAAGGAAACCGACGCTGCCACATTGATTGCGCCGTTCGTGCCGCGAAGAGAGGTACTCTTATGACAGACGGGGAAAAGATAGCAAAAGCGGCTGCAGCATGGTTAGGCACACCACACATTAACGGTGCTAAAGTAAAAGGCCGCGGTGTGGACTGCGGCATGCTCCTAATCGGCTGCGTCGAAGATGCGAGATTGCTGAAAAAAGACAGTATACAAATCGAACCATACAGCAATGAGTGGCACCTGCATCACAGCGAAGAATGGTTCTTGAATTATGTACAGAAGTATTGTGACGAAGTAGAGGACATGCAGCCCGGGGATTTTCTGCTGTATCAATTTGGACGATGCGTATCTCACGGTGCCGTCTATGTCGGCAAAGGGCGCGTTATACACGCTTATATAGATCGAGGCGTGGTCATGACAGACCTTTCTGATGTAATGTTTTTCGATGCGAAGGGCAGAAGCCGCTTGCGTGGAATTTACCGATTTAACAGAAAGAAGGTGAGACAATGAGCTTTTTTCGCGGACGCACGACAACGACAAGGGCAAATAAAATAAGTGAATTTACTGTCAACACCGCAGAATACGGCGCCGTCGTTCCTGAAATCATTGGCACAGTGCGGACAGCGGGAAACGTGATCTACTATGACGATTTTACTGCCCATGAACACCGCGAAACGCATAAAGCGGGGAAAGGTGGAAAATCTAAACAGGTCAATATAACTTACACTTATACGGTAGCATGTATTCTTGGACTTTGTGAAGGGCCAATCGCAGGAATCGGGAAAGTGTGGATTGGAAAAAATGTACACGATTATCCGGCAGATGACATTCAGCTGACGCTATTCGATGGAAAAGAAAATCAACAGCCCTGGGCATACACGCAGGGCAAGCACCCTGACAAGGCACTTCCGTATTCTGGATTAGCGTATATGGCGGGCGTCATTGATTTAGGTGATTCGGGCTCGATGCCGTCGTACAATTTCGAAGTCAAAGGCAGGCTATTAGAGACCGGAGACGGCATTGATGTCAATCCTGCCGACTATATCAGATATGTCTTAGATAAAATCGGCAAAAAAGACATGCAGATTATCGGGCTGGACAACTACAGAAAATACTGTAAAGAGGCCGACTTGCTTATTTCCTCTCCGCCGGACGAAGACGCAAAAGCCGCCCGGGAAGTTGTAAATGAAATTGCAAAACTGACCAATGCTTATGTGTTTTGGTCAAATGACAAGCTAAAAATTGTACCACTGGCCGATAGACCGGTAGGTAGCTGGGCACCGGATAAAACAGGTATTACAGACCTGACGGCGGATGATTTTTTACCGCAGTCGGGCGGGGCTCTTGTGACGTACAAGAGAAAAGACAGCTCTGCAATCTATAATCAGTTTCCGGTAGAGTTTATCAACCGCGCAAACGGCTACGAAAAAGAATCCGTCAGCTACGAATTTACGGAAGATATCAAAAACTACGGCGTAAGAGCCGCAAGCGTAACGAATGCTCACTATATCTACACGAAAGAGCGGGCGGTTAAAATCGCTGAACAGTTGGCAAGAAACAATAAATACGAAAGAACGCAATACACGTTCAGACTCGACTGGAGCTTATGCCGACTGGAAGTCGGTGATTTAGTGCGGCTGACCGATGAAAATTCAGGGATATTTGAACAAGTCGCGATCATTAACGGCATTACCGAAGGCACCGATGGGTGCTTGACGGTAACAGCGATATCAAGAGCGCCGGGAGATTATCCTGCGGCAAAATACAACGTACATGCTAACGATAGGCCGTACATTGATTACAACAAAACCGCTCCAGATACTGTTCCGGTTATTTTCCAGCCGCCTGCGGATCTTACTGCTGACGGACTGGAGCTGTGGATTGCCGCAAAAGGCAAAGCGGAGGGCTGGGGCGGATGTACAGTGTATGTCTCTGACGACAACACGAACTACCGGACGGTCGGGCAAATTGCGGGCTCTGCTCGGTGCGGTAAATTAACACATCCATTGTCACCGATGCCGAATCATCCGTTCGGCAATCAAGTAATGGTAACCTGTAACGATCAGCTGCTTAGCGGTACGCCGCAGGACGCGGAACGCAAGAATACATTGTGCTGGATTGACGGCGAATGCACGAGCTACACGACCGCTATGCTGCAAGCAAGCAGGGCGTGGTTATTGTCAGGATTAATCCGCGGGCAGTGTAATACAGAAGTCCGATTGCACGCTAAAGATACGGATTTTGTCCGATTAGATAACTCGGTATTTAAAGTACCGTTTACGAAAGACGATATCGGTAAGAAGATTTACCTAAAATTCTGTTCGCACAATATTTTTGGCGCAGGACAGCAGGACTTATCAGAAGTTAAAGTTTACGAATACACACTGCAGAAATACTACATCCCGCCGGTCACGAATTTAACCGCACATAACCGGTACAGACAGCTTGCGGACGGCGTGTCCCGCTATGACATTGTCGTTAATTGGACACCGCCCACGCTGCAGAGTTATCTGCAGGGCGATGTCTGGTATAAGACCAGCAACACACAGGCAAAAGATCTCGTTATCAAAGAAGGTACGAAAGGCTCTGAACTCGGTTTTGACGGAGAATGGACATTTGGTGGCAGCGGAAAAGATCAAGTCGTCATTCCGCAGGCCATCGTCGGTGACACCTATTTAATTGCTGTTTGTACGAAAGACGAGTGGGGTGAATCAACAAGTCCGGACACCTCACCGCAGATGAAAATCCTTGTTGCACTCAAAACAGAAATCCCGAATACGCCGGACGGATTTGGCGTAGATTTTGGCTCGGTCTGTACGGCAAGCTGGAAAGAAGTCACAAATACCGACGTCGCATTTTACGAAATCCGGACGGATGACAGTGCCGGCGCTGAAACGGCAGGATTGTTAGCACGAACAAATAACCTGTCCGCTATACTGCCGCTGACAGAACGGAGCGGGAAACTGTATCTGTACGCAAAATCCGCAATCGGTAAATACTCCGCCCCAGCAATACTGCAGTATAACAAGCCGGTACCGAAGAAACCTAATCCGCCCGTACTCACAAGTACAATCGGCGGTTTCGGACTGACAGCTGAAGCGATTCCGAAAGACTGTGCAGGAATGAACATTTATATCAACGGCACCGACGGAGAGAAGACAATCAAGACCGAAAACAACAGCTACAGCTATACCTGTGGTGCAGGAATCTATGATGTATCCATTGCGTACTATGACTTGTTCGGAGAGGGCGAAAAGTCGGGAGAAAGCCGTGTGGTCGTCAAGATCTCAATCTCTAAAGAAATGCTTGAAGATGAAGCGGTCAGTCTGGAAAAGGTAGACCAGCTTGTCAAGAAGAAATTAAACAATGGAGAAATAGCACGGCAAGACACAGTAAATATAGTGTCTAATCTCGGAAACCTCATGCTTGCCAAATCGAACTACAGCGCCATCGCTCAAATGACGGACGCAATCAATTTGCGGGTACAGAAAGGCGATGTCATCAATCAGATTAACTTGTCGCCGACGACAACAACGATAAACGGCAAATATCTGCACGTCACCGGGCAGACCGTTTTTGATAATAACGTAATTGTGAGTCGCATGCTTGCTGCAAAAGCTGTCACTGCCGATAAGTTGGCGGTAACGAGTTTATCGGCAATAACGGCGAATATTGGCACGTTGCGAACGAAAACAAGCGGAGCGAGAACGGAAATTAAGGATAACCTGATTGAAGTATATGACAGTAATAATAGATTAAGAGTAAAAATGGGGGTCTGGTAAAAATGGTGTACATGTTAATTGTAGTTGCGGTTATCGGCGTCATTGTGTATACGTACTTGAAAAAGAAACGAGGCGACATTGAAAAGCCGCGTGAAGAAGAAAAGCCAGATGACGGCGGAAATCACACGGAAATTACGGTAAAAGTACCGACAGAAAGCAAAGGGTACATAGTTAAAGACGGAATCAAGAAAGAGGTGACGATAAGGTATATGCCGCAAGGATTACAGGTTTTTGATCAAGATGGTACTTTACTGGTTGATGTTACCGATAGGCTAGTTAAATATCTCGGAGTAGTTCAAATCAATGGAACAAACGGAAGTATCACTAACGATGAATTAAGCGAAGGAAATCTATGGTATTACCCATTGAATATAAAAATGCCGCCGCCGACTCCGTCAATTCATACCGAATATCATATGCCGACAATAACAAAAAATGGCAAAAGCATATCGTGGAATTACGGATCATATCCGGCTGATAAACGATTGTCTATGGTTCTTTTATACGGAGTATACTAACATGGCAAATGCGGGAATTACAGTATATAACGACGACAACAAGTTAACTGTTAATCAAACATATAAGAATCTTATGCTTAAAAGAAAAATAAAATTGACAGATCTAAA